TTATTTATTCTTCATTGCGCCAATATATTTTTTGATTTTACCTGCCGGGGCATCTTCATCCGCGAAATAAAAAGAATGGGCAGCTTTGAGGATAGCAGCTTCATCGAAAATTTTGTTCAAATCGGCATAGAAGGAATTGAATGCAACATACTTGTCCCACTTAGTTGTTCCTTCAGGAAACTTCATTGAGGTTGTCGCAATCTCAATCTGTTCCGGTGTCCAGTGAGCACCTACATGTTCCATTCCTGACCTGTCTGTATAACGAATACCGGATACCGCTTTCTTAGCTGATTCCTCGTTAAAATGGCAGGATTCGTCCTTTTCTTTGACTTTGACAAATGCACAATATATTTTCATGGCCTTACTTCTTAAATTCGTTGATAAAATCGGATAGCATTTTTCCGATACCTTCTACTTTTTCTTCCAGACCGGAAATACGCTTATCCTGTTCTTTTTTCTCTGCAAAAGCAGGATTCCATTCCTCCAATATCTTGTCGCAGCTATCAACAATCGCTTTATGCTTCTCAACGGAATTCACAATCTCCAAACTCTGGTTTTTCATTGACTCTACATCACGAAGCATACCGTCACGATCGGTGGAAAGAACCAGGTTGTTTGCGTATGTAACCGAAAGTGTTTCAGGAATTGAATAAGTATTGGTTACGCCATTTGCCTCCAACGTGACATCAACAACTCGCTGAGTTGTGCTCATAGACGGCATTTGACCGATAGGAGCAGGCGGAAAATAAGGTTCCGAAACTTTGATCGTTTTTCCTTGAAATGCTCTTGGTTCATTTTCTTTTTGAAGTATGTATACCGGATAGCCGGGTTTTAAATCTTTAAATAACATAACCTATCTTTTTAATGATTAAGCCGGAAGAAAATCCTCCGGCTTAATCGGTTAAACATTTTATTAGGCAGTCGTTGTGGTTTTGCCTAATGCGGCAATAAGTGTTGCGTTTTGACGAAGCTGACTGAGTTCAAGTCGGGCATCGTTATAACGCTGTTGCAAATCCTGGTTCCAATGGTTGTTCAGCGTGTCAATGATGCGCTGCGTATTGTCTTGACCGGATCGGATGATATCACACTTATCCTGCTGTGCTTGGAAAGCCGTAGCAGCGAATCCTTGCGAGATGGCAACGCCGATATCACGCTGGCCATTTCTCAATTCTCCTGTTTGCTGACACATTGCCAACTGGTTTTGGTAGCCCATTTCCAGTATTGCTTTCTGTGTAGTGCAGCAGCAATCTTTCAGAGCCTGGATAACGTTGCAGTTACCCATGTTCACAGCATTGATTACTCTTTCTGCCGAGAATCCAAGCTGCCCAGCCAGACGATCAATGCCTGCACGAACATCACAAATTGCAGAGTTCAATGTGTTGAAGTCACAATTAAGGTTAGCAGCAAGCTCGCGAACAGCACCGGTGTTATTTCCGATACCCTGTAAGATCAGGTCACTGTTGTGATTATCCTGCATTTGGTTCTGTAAGGCTGCAATTTGCGGATTATTACATCCTCCATTTTCCCCACAACCGTTACCCCACATACGTTGTGCAAACATCATCCATACAAGGTAGATGAAAGGGTTGTTCCACTGTCCGCCCATGCCGCCATTCATCATAGCAGCCATCGCCATCGGATCGTTGTTGTTGCGCTGATTAGCTAACAGAGCATACAGCCCGTCATTGTCCCGACGGTTGTTACCTGCTAAAATAGCAGCTGCAAGCGCATTGTCGTTGTCGCCTCTGTCGCAACAAATAATTTTTTCTGCTTCCATTTTATTTACATTGAATTACGGTCAACATTAACCGCATCACAAAACTATAATCATAAAAACAGGTAGGGAATCAGTTATTTCCTAAAGACTTCTTTATCTTTTCCATATATACTCTCATTATTTTTCCTTGTTTTAAACGGTTTTCGAAATTAGCCAAAATATAGTTTACCGATCGATTAGTTTTGTGTATATAGGAGGCGATAGAAGGTGGATATAATCCGCTCTGTGAGAGAAAATACACCAATAGATATCGAGCATCCACTGTGTCTGTTGATTTACAATCTGACAGTATCAGAGATTCTGATACTTCCGTCTCCATGGAGACGACTTTCATTATAGTGGCAAAGATTTCCGATTTGCACATATTGTTTTAATTTTTATGTTTATCTTTGTCGCACCCCAATAAATAGAATTTAAAACAAAAATAAACGTTCGCGTTGAAGATATCAAGCCTCCAACGTGCGGACGTTTATTTATGTCTTTTTTAATTTATTGGGGAATAACTTAGAAAACGTTGGGGGCTTTTCTTTTATCTCTAAAGCCCCAAAAAGAGCGACTATGAACAAAAAGCTATTTCTTTAGTTTGTAGACCATCCGACCAACGACGATCAGTATTGTAACAATGATAACAGCTATAGCCCAGCCCCCGACCTCAATTTTCGTTCGTTGCCAAACTGTCAATTTCTTTTCAATTTCGACCGGGTATGGCACTCGGATAGTATCTGTCCGGTTTATATATAGCGTGTCTACCCTGTCCTTGTACTTGTATATGTACCTGTACCGATATTCGGCAACGGTATCGCCTCTTTGGATTACAGAGACCGAATCATGTATAAGCACGCTATCGATCCGGGTCGAGTTAAAGAACACGCTATCAATTCTGACCGTTTCAACCGGGACATAACGGACTTGCGTACGGCAAGATGTAAGCAGGCAGAACAGGACTATTACCACTAACCCAATCAACCCGCCTATCAATTCGTTTTTTGATTCTTTATCCATAAATCACAGAGATTACGGTTTAACAATTATAGGTTTGAGAAAGGATTTGTACTCATCCCTGACATCGAAACAGGGACATGATTTGATAAACTCAAACGGCTCAACTACGCCATCATTATTTAGATCAGGTGACGTATCGCGATGTCCTAGCAGTTCGACGATGTCGTACACCTGACAAATATCGTTTATCAGATCATCCATTGCCGTTTTCTGTGCCGGGGTCCGGGTATCGGAGGGTTTACCGTTAGCATCAAGGCCACCGATATAGCAGATCCCGATGCTATGATCATTGTAACCGATACAATGTGCCCCTGCGATCGTGAGTGGCCGACCGGTTTCTACAGTTCCGTCCAAGTCGATTACATAGTTATAGCCAATCTGGCTGAAACCGCGTGCACGGTGCATACGATCAATATCCTTAGCTTTGATATCCTGTCCGGCATGCGTGGCCGAGCAATGGATGATAATTGTGTCAATCTTTTTCATTTTTTTTATTCTCTTCTATGATACTGTTTTCTATTACTTCCTGCAATTCTTTGCTTTTAATACCGACAAGTCCTTTTGCCAAACTCCATAAACTGATATGATAATGGATGCCTTTACATTCGCAATAATTGCTGATGACGCTTTCAAGCTCGCAGTAACAAGCAAGACACATGCAGCATACAGCCATTATGCTATAATCTATACCGAGTGGTTGCCCAATCGCTTTGCCCAAGACCGCAGCGAGTATTATCACACATATATAATCACCGATCTTGATCAGTGTTCGACGGATTGCCCGGCTAATACGGACTTCTTCTTTGCGTCTTCTTGCCTTGCTAATCCCGTACCACAGATCTGCTACGACCAACACAAGCGACAACAACATCAACCATCTCATATCCCACATCAAAGCATAAAATTCCATATAGAATGCCGATAACGTCACTACTTTAACAGATGTACCCATACATTTTTGATTTGAATTATTACCTTTGTACCATTAATGGTTGCCAAATAGGTAATCTGTTCGACACGCCGCCTCCTGTCTGTGATAGTCTGGAGGCGGATTTATTTTAAATTCTAAGCATGAGACATATTAGGTATATCACCCCAAATGAGAATATTTCAATCCAGAACATAGGCTTCGTTTCTATATATTTATCCTTGAATGTTCCTTCTTCTTGCTTAGCCATGTTTAGTGCGGTATAGCCAACATATGGAAGCCAAGCGAGCAGCATAGGCCAGAAGTTTAAAGCCGCCCAAGTCTGAGAGAATAATATTGCCATCATTGCACCGGCTATATGTCCCCGGTACTGGAACTTGTCTGCCTTGTAATCAGGGAAACACCCAACAACGATCATCCCGGCCAACGCCAGGTAAGCGAGAAACTCCGTCCCCGGCTTACTGACTTCCAAGATTGCTGGCATTAACACCATAGGACAAGCCCACATTGTGAAGCGGAACCATCCTTTATGTTCTATCGCATAGAACGTGGCGCTTATCGAATAAGGTACACCCTTCTGCTTAACGCATACTGCGGTCGTATAAGCCGCAATAATCAAGATAGAAATAACTATTAACCAAATCATAATAACTTGTCATTAAAGTACGTGTCGAATTTAGATGCCGCCCGGCACAAAAGGCGGAATAAACTTATCTACAGGGCAACTTCTACGTAGTGGCCAACCAACGCGGATAAGTCCTGTACCAAGGCTATTCCGCTATCCCGTGTACACTTATAGGTTACATTATCCTGCTTGTAATATTTGCCGCTTTCGAGGATCATACCAGCAAATAAGGGATCGTGATTTTCGTTATAGGGTATCGGATCTTCAATAGTACCGGTATGTTCTTCCGTCACTTCGTGCCACAGCGAATGTGCCCCTTGTCCTGGACGCCAGTCTTCTTGTGTTCTGTGAGCCAGGTCGCATTCATATAGTTTGTCACCTTCCTGATATCGATCTCCCTTGTTAACATCAATTCCAACCTTCCATATCGGGTGCCGGTTCTTAACTCGTAATGCTTCGGATGCCGTTAAGCCGTATGTATTGATCTTTTCGGTAGCCTCCTTGTCCATTTGGTCAAGGGCCAGTAACCGGCTAAATTCCCTGTTAATCTCTACACCTTCCGGCAAAGCCCATTCTTCGCTTGCCAGCAGATCTATAAACTCCGGGTCCGTAGATTCATATTTCGGAAATTCCTCGTCGCCGAAAGGTGATATAAACTCTTCATGCAAGATTACCTTGCTCTGATCCGTGCTTGTCCTCATTTCCGGTAGGACTTCTATTCCGTGGGACTTTGCCCATACGATGTTTACAATTGCGTATTTCATGTCATTTTGCTTTTAATGTTTGTAAATAATTATATGCTTTTATACAATCTTCCTTGGAAAGGACTGTAGGATAAATCGCTAAGTTTTTGAAAGCAATTTTAGTATAACTGTTACCTGAATATCCTATAGTTAAGAGATTTTTACTGGTAGATTCCGTTTCTTCATTATAAATAGATTCTTTCCAGTCTTTTGAATAAATCCTGCCATCAGAACAAAT